AAAAGTTGCAGGCAGGAGAATCTAAACTGAGTGAGATGAACATCGGTCACGAAGAAATTAAAGAAGCAATTTCTAAAGAGACTGCTCGATTTGCAAAGATGACTGAACTATCTAAGCAAGTCAATGATATTAACATGACTATCTCTCAGACAAACTATCAGTTGGTTTCTATTAGAAAGAGTGTTAGTGAGATTGAAACTGAAATCAAAACTCTTACTGACATGAATCCTGACAAGAAATCAGAGTTCGTTAAACTCGAAGGTCTAATTTCTGAGAAGAAAACTTTGAATAAGGATGTTTCTAATTTAAAGAAAGACCGTGATGTATTAACAACGGCTACACAACTGCTGAAAGACAGCGGCATCAAGACTAGAATTATCAAGACATACTTGCCTACGATGAACAAACTGATTAATCAGTATCTTCAGAGTATGGACTTCTATGTAAACTTTACTCTCAATGAGAACTTTGAGGAAACTATTAAGTCTAGATACCGTGATGTATTTTCATATGAATCTTTCAGTGAAGGAGAGAAAGCTCGTATTGATATCGCTCTGCTGCTTACTTGGCGTTCTATTGCTAAACTTAAGAATTCTGTGGATACTAACCTACTGATCTTGGACGAGATCTTTGATGGATCTCTTGACCAGTCTGGTACATCTGATCTAGGATGGATCCTTCGTAACTTTGATGAGAGTACCAAAGTCTATGTCATCAGTCATAAATCTAATATAGAAGATAAATTTGATAGGACGATCACAGTTGAGAAAGAGAAAAATTATTCTGTGGTCCATGAGACACTTAACGAAGTGTCCCATGCACTGGTCGGATGATCAGTTTCTGCGTTATGCTATGTACATACACGCACGAGACACATGTCAACTCAAGAAATCAAAGGTAACCTTGCCCGTCTTCTCGCTACCGAGAACCTCATCGTCGAACACAGAGTCGTCGCAACTGCTTCCTTTGATGTTGACAGGCGTGTCCTGACTCTCCCTAACTGGGACCGCGCTAGCAGCACAGTGTATGACCTGCTCGTAGGTCATGAAGTTGGTCATGCACTGTTCACACCAAACGAAGACTGGCGTGATGCTGCAAACTGCCCTAAAGACTATATCAATGTTGTAGAGGATGCTCGCATTGAGAAGTTGATGAAGCGTAAGTTTCCTGGTCTTCGTAAATCATTTTCCAACGGTTACGCCGAACTAAACGAGCAAGACTTCTTTGGTATTGCTGATGAAGATCTCAGCAAGATGAGTCTTATCGATCGTATTAACCTTCACTTCAAGTGTGGTGCTAATGCACTCATGCCTTTCAGCATCGAAGAGAAAGTATTTGTTGCTCGCTGCGATCTTGCTGAGACATTTGAAGATGTCTGCTCTATTGCTAATGACATCTATGCTTTCGTCAATGCTCCTAAAGAAGAGCAGGAAGTAGATGTGCAGATGCCTGCTGACACCAACCAAGATGGTGGTGAAGAAGGTGACCAGGAGCAGACATCTGCTGAGCAGCAAGAGTCTGAGTCTTCTGAAGAAGATCAACCTGATGCTACACCTCAGGCAGGTGGTACTTCTGGTGGTTCTACATCCTCTGGTGCAGATCTAGAAGATGTGCGTGACGACTGGTACGATGAAGATGGTAACATGACTGAACCAGAAGGTAGCAGCACTCAAGGTGGTGAGACTTCTAAAACTCAACGCGCTTTCGATTCTTCTGTCGATAGTTTGATTGACAATCATCGTCATAGGTCCGTGACTTATGTGCAGATTCCTGAGAAAATTGACCTAAATGATATTGTAGTTGACTGGTCAGAGGTCCACGAATGGATCGACCAATACTACAACGGTCTTGAAGGTCGTGGTGATGACTTCTTCACACATGCATCTCAAGAATACAAATCTTTCCGCAAGGAATCTCAGAAGGAGGTTAACTATCTTGTTAAAGAGTTTGAGTGCCGTAAGTCTGCTGACGCTTACGCTCGTGCTGGTGAATCTAAAACTGGTGTCCTTGATACTGCAAAGTTACACACTTATCGTTATAACGAAGACATCTTCAAAAAAGTAACTGTTGTTCCTGACGGTAAGAATCACGGTCTTGTATTTCTCATGGACTGGTCTGGTTCTATTGCACCTCAGTTGCACTCTACTTACAAGCAATTGCTGAACCTTACTGCTTTCTGCAAGAAAGTTCAGATTCCTTTTGAAGTGTATGCTTTCACTAATGAGTGGCGCATTGTAAACCACATGAAGAACAATACTGTTGGTGAGCATCGCTCTAGTTTCTACTATCACGACACTCGTGAAGATGGTCTCGTAGAAGGTGAAGTCTCTCTTGGTGGTAATAACTTCTTCCACCTTATGAATATTCTTTCTTCTCGTTCTAACTCCAAGGAATACGAGCGTCAGTGCCAAAACATCTGGAAGATCACTTACTCATACACAACTTCTGCTGCTGGTTACATCGGTGTACCTAACGGTCTTGAGTTGTCTGGTACTCCTTTGAACGAAGCGATCATTGCTATGAACTATGTGATCCCTAAGTTCCAGAAGGAGAACGATCTTCAGAAAGTCAACCTTTGCATCCTGACTGATGGTGATGGTTGCATGACTGGTTATGGTCGTAGAGGTTGGAACCATGCTGACGAGGAAGAATGCATCGTTCGTGGTCGTATGGACTGCAACAATGCACTTCGTGACCGCAAGACTGGTCGTGTCTACCCACAGTTCCATGATTCATACCACGCTGTAACTAACACATTCATTCAGCAGTTGCGTGACCGTAACCCTGATGTCAATGTTCTTGGGTTCCGTGTCATGAATGGTAGTAATTTGCTGAACTTTGTTCACAACTATGCTGCCGATGGTTACACCGAATACGATCGTATTCGTGAAAAGTGGAAGAAAGAGAAGTCTGCCATCATCGATAATCCCATCTCCTACACTGCGCTCTATGCTATTGCACAGACCAGTCTTGAGACTGACACTGAATTTAATGTAGAATCTGGTGCCAAGAAGGGTGAGATCACCAAAGCATTCAAGAAAATGCTAAAAGGTAAATCCACGAACAAGAAACTTCTTAACTCGTTTGTCGGATATATTGCTTGACAACCTGTTTTATATGCTATATAATTCCAGTATTCCTATTTGACTCCCGATCATGCGTAAATGGAAATCGATTTGTATCGAATACAAAAAATACGAGCAACTCCATAAGGAGAAGATCATGCTTCTGGCACTCCAGATGCAGATCAGATGCAACAAGAACTCTACCCGCCTTAAATTCATGCGTAAGGCATGTAAAGACTACTGCATGAAACACTTCCCTGCTGCATATAAGCAGATGGAAGAAGCAGACTGGGCAGATGTCGCAAAGCGTATGAGTGCTATGTGGCAAAAAGAAAAACTCGACAACACCATCTTTGCAAAGCAGCGTGAGTTGTATCCTGCATTTTTCTATAACGGAAAGGTTAAGGACAACGCTGTGAAACTTCCTTTCGATGTATGGGAAGGTGTAGATGCTGACATTCCAGAATCCACTGTCGAAAAACCAGACAAGTTTGTTGAGGTTCAAACCAAGATTGAATTTGAACCACCAGCAGACAGCAAGCAGGAGCAGATCAAGAAACTCCTGAGCATGTTTGATATTGCATCGCTGACGACCAAAGAAGGCACAGTGATCCAGTTCAATTAGTGGCACACCCCCCCTTCCAGGGGGGTTTTTTATTGTATATAATATGTGCATACAACACAAAGCACCACTAATGCCCGCTCCTTCAAATCTTACTACTAAGAAACTGACCAACTATCTTTCTAAGAAGTTCGGTACTGACATCAATGCTACTCATGTTCGCATTGCTGCTAGGCATTTCGGTGTGCAATATGCTACCGCTACTAAGCGTCTTCGGGAATACTATGTCCAGCGTGGCACTTGGTCTATCGATGTAGAGCAAGCGCGTAAGGATCTCGAAGTCACTGTCCAAGCACCTGCTGCAGAACCTGCAGAGCAGAAGTCTTTCATTCCTGACAAGGATCCTAACTTCGTTCCTTTCGGTAACTTCTCTGATGTAAAGAAGATCATCCAATCCAAACTCTTCTACCCTACTTTCGTTACTGGTCTGTCTGGTAATGGTAAAACTCTTGCCGTAGAGCAAGCATGTGCCCAACTAAATAGGGAACTCATTCGTGTAAACATTACCATTGAGACTGACGAAGATGATCTTATTGGTGGTTTCCGTCTTGTTAATGGCGAGACTGTTTGGCACAACGGACCCGTTGTTGAAGCTCTTGAGAGGGGAGCTGTGCTGCTTCTAGACGAAGTTGATCTGGCATCTAACAAGATCCTTTGTCTGCAGTCTGTTCTCGAAGGCAAGGGTGTCTTCCTGAAGAAGATCGGTCGCTATGTCAAGCGTCACCCTGGTTTCAATGTCATCGCTACTGCCAACACCAAAGGTAAGGGTTCTGATGACGGTCGCTTCATCGGTACTAATGTTCTGAACGAAGCATTCCTTGAGCGTTTCGCTCTCACTTTTGAGCAAGAGTATCCTACTCCTGCTACCGAGACTAAGATTCTTGAGAAAGTTGCTGGTAATCTTGGCGTTCTCGACAAAGAATTCTGTGCAAATCTTGCCAACTGGGCAGACATCATCCGTCGTACTTTCAAAGACGGTGGCATCGATGAAGTGATCTCTACTCGTAGACTCGTTCACATCATCCGTGCATTTGCTATCTGGCAGAATCGTATGAAGGCGATCAAACTTTGCGTCAACCGTTTCGATGACGAGACAAAGCAATCCTTCATCGAGTTGTATGATAAGATTGATGCTGATGTCAACACCGAGGAAGAAAATGCCTGAACCAGGAGACTGTAACTTTATCGGTAGCGTGATCCGCCTCTTCGGAGGTGGGTCTGCCCGAGTCACTAAAGTGGATGGTGAACATATCCACATTATTAATCTTGACGGCGAGTCAGATTTTTGCTATTATGATCAAATTGAGTATGTCTGTATGCCATGATGAAGTATGATGAAGACACAATCCTTCATGAATTGAAGGACTATATTACCTCTACTTACAACCAACACTATTCGGCAGGCAATGATGCTATCCAAACTTTAGATTTGATTGAAGCATGTGGTGATGCTGAATCTTTCTGCCGATCCAACATTCTAAAGTATGCATCACGATATGATAAGAAAGGCACTGCTCGCCGTGACATCATGAAGATCTTGCACTATGCTGTGCTTCTGATGCACTTCTCTGATAAAACCAACACCACTGAAACCTACAATCAATGAGCACTGTCACACTATCAAACAACACACTAAATGTTCTCAGAAACTATAGTACCATTAACTCGTCCATTGTATTCCGCAAAGGGAACACGGTTCGTACTATTAGTAACGCAGAAAACATCTTGGCGAAGTTCACTAGCGAGGAAGTATTTCCTATGGACTTCGCGATTTATGATCTCAGTCAGTTTCTTTCTGGGATCAATCTGTTTAGCAATCCTCAGCTTGAGTTTGACAACGAAAATTATGTCACTGTTCGTGGCGGTCGTCAGTCTGCTCGTTACTACTTTTCTGATCCTGAGATTACGCTCAAATCTGCTCCAGAAAAAAATGTAAAGTTTCCTGGTGCAGACATCCAGTTCAACATGGATGAAGAGAGTCTGAATGATTTGCGTAAGGCATCTGCAGTATACAGTCTGCCTGACCTGACATTCAAAGCGACAGAAGATAGCAACGAAGTTACTCTAATTCTTCACGATAAAGAGAATGATACCAGTAATACTTACGAACAAAAAATCTCTGGTTGTGTTACTGGTAGTTTCTCACTGGATGTCAAAATTGAAAACATCCGTGTGCTCCCAGGTGACTACACTGTCAAAGTTTCTAAGCACCTGATTTCTGAGTGGACTAATGTCAACACAGATCTTCTCTACTACATTGCACTTGAACCGTGATCCTAAAGTATCCTGAAGTCAAAGATTATATTTTCAAGTATAATCTTCTACCAGGAGATGTGTGTGACAGCATTGTCAACCGACTTGAGAAACGAAACAAATGGGAACCTCATGGTTGGTATGATGCTGTCACTAAGTCAGAAGATACTAAAGCAGATTTTCTGACTTCTAAGGATGAGAAATGTAGACTCAAAATCTTTCCATATATTAGAGAACTGTGTATGCAGTTCCATGAAAAATATTATGTGAAAGAGAATACTAACTCAGACATTTTCTGGTCAGTAACATCGTCCATAAAATTCAATAAGTATTCTGTTGGAGAGAGCATCCAACCACACCACGATCATATCCATGATATGTTCGATGGTAAATTCAAAGGCATTCCTGCTGTCAGTATCATCGGCGCATTGAACGAAGATTATGAGGGTGGACAACTGACATTCTGGAATGAATATGTAGTTGAACTGAGGAAAGGTGATGTAGTTGCATTCCCCTCAGTTTTTATGTTCCCACATGAAGTACAACCAGTCACTTCAGGTACACGATACTCATGGGTGACATGGTGTGTATAATAATATTATGCTACACTTAGAATATGAACATATTCGTCACTGATCTTTGCCCGATCAAATCTGCTCAGGTATTACCTGACAAACATATTGTGAAGATGCCTTTAGAGACATGTCAGATGTTGTCTATTGTTGCATCTACTAAGTGGGGTCGTGGTTTTGGCGATCTACCTAAACTTGATGGCACTCCATACAAGACAGACAAGGGTGCGTTTCGTAACCACCCATGTACTATCTGGGCACAACAACGCTGGTCATGGTTGATACGCCATGGTCTAGCATTGTGTGATGAGTACACATACAGGTATGGTAAAATACACAGTTGTGAGAAGACTATTCTCCACGCTGAGAAGATCTTCCCATTCCAATATCTTGGATCTGTAGCAGACAAGACCTGGGAATTTGCTAGAGCAATGCCAGACCAGTGGAAGTATGATGATACTATCGATACTCCCACCGCATACAAACTATACATTGCGTCTAAACCTTGGGTAAAGGATAACTACCTTCGCAAACCAGAACGCAAACCTGATTGGATTTAATTATGAGCAAAGAATTTCTGTGGGTAGAGAAATACCGCCCCAGCATTGTTGAAGACTGCATTCTTCCTGAGAGTATCAAGGAAGTCTTTCAGGGTTTTGTCAACCAGGGTGAACTGCCCAACCTGTTGCTGAGTGGCACCGCAGGAGTCGGCAAGACCACCATCGCTAAGGCGCTGTGTGAGGAGATTGGTGCCTCTTACATCGTGATCAATGGATCAGATGAAGGACGCTTCCTAGACACCGTGAGGAACCGTGTGAGGCAGTTTGCCACTACAGTCTCACTGACTTCTGGAGCGTCCCACAAGGTCGTTATTATCGATGAGGCAGACAACACCACTAGTGATGTCCAACTGTCTCTCAGGACTGCTGTGGAGGAGTTCCATAGCAACTGTCGTTTCATTTTCACATGCAACTTCATCAACAAAATCATCGAACCATTGCACTCACGCTGCACGGTCGTTGACTTCAGGATCAAACCTGAGCAAGCAACCAAGTTGCAAGGTGAATTTTTCACTCGTCTCAAAACTATTCTGACTCATGAGGAAGTTCAGTATGAAGACAAAGTTCTTGCGAAACTTGTTAAGAGGTATTATCCAGATTGGCGCAGGCTTATTAATGAGTGTCAGCGTTACGCTGCCACAGGTTCTATCGATTCCGCTATTCTCGTTGATGTTGCTGATATTAGTCTTGACAGTTTGTTGGGGTCTCTCAAACGAAAAGAGTTCACCTCAGTAAAGAACTGGGTGGTCCAACATATGGACAATGATCCGAGCATGGTGATGCGTAAGATCTATGATAGTCTGTATGGTGTACTAAAACCATCATCAGTTCCAGAAGCGGTATTGATTATTGCTCAGTACATGAAAGACATTGTTATTGTTCCAGATCAGGAGATTAATTTACTAGCATGTTTAACAGAAATCATGATGAGGTGCGAGTTCAAGTAAAAACTACACCAGAAAATGTTAGGGAAGCGCATGAAGGACTTTTTCATGCTACAATGAACCTACCAGATGCTGCAGCACACTGTGGCATGACTCAAAAGGAGTTAAAAATGACATTCTTTGAATATCTTAAGTACAATGCCCCAGACTTTGAAATCACTGAAGACACCGCTCCGCTATCCAGGGGGCAAAAGCAGGGCGCTAGCAAACCTGTTCCGATTCCTCCCCGACCTTTCCCAGGCAACCGAGTATCGTGAACCATTCTTGGGCGGCGGTAGTGTCGCCCTTGAGGTTACTAAGCGTTACCCGCACATCGATATTTGGGTCAATGATTTATACGAACCACTATACAATTTTTGGTGTGAATTGAGGGACAACGGTCGTGAAGTTAAGAACATACTCCTCCAACTTAAACAAAGGCACCCTGACCCCGCTTCCGCGAAGCAACTTTTCTTGGATGCTAAAGACTACCTGTCGGGATCTGCTACAACAGATAAGTTTCCGCCATATTCTGAAAACATATGGCGTGCTGTTTCTTTCTATGTTGTTAATAAGTGTTCTTTTTCGGGTCTTACTGAGAGTTCCTCCTTCTCCAAACAAGCAAGCGATTCCAACTTCTCTCTTGCAGGGATCGATCGTCTCTCCCAGTACCAAGATCTAATTGGAAACTGGAAGATCACCAATCTATCGTATGAAGATCTCTTGACTGATGACAAGAAGGTATTTACATACCTAGATCCACCGTATGAGATCAAAGACAATCTCTATGGTAAGAAGGGATCGATGCACAAAGGATTCAATCATGATGACTTTGCTACCCAGTGTGACAGATTCATTGGTCCACAGTTGATTTCCTATAACAACTCACAACTTATCAAAGATAGGTTCAAGGAGTGGACAGCTGCGGAATTTGCACACACTTACACCATGCGCTCCGTGGGGAGTTATAATATAGATCAAGCAGCTCGCAAGGAACTAGTCCTACTAAATTATGAAGTGTGAAGTCCGTCTCTATGTTGCAGGTCAAGTCTTTAACGAGACAGTGATCGCTCGCAACTATCAAGAAGCAAAAGAAGTCGCTCTTGCTCGTAATCCTAATGCCAAAGTGCTTGGCGTCAATGCTAAGTTCTAATGGCAGGAATCAATATCTCCACTGTTCGCAAGGAGATTCCCGTGTTCATTCTTCACGAGGATCCAGAACAGTGGGGACTTTCTCGTATCATCAAGAAACATAGAAAGAAGCATCCAGAATCGTACAAAAGCAATGTCAATGCATGGCATAGTGCTTGGGATACTCATAAGATAAATCATAAGTTTGATCCATTCGTTGAGCACCTAGTTGGTGCTTGTGAATTTATCATGGCAGGTTACTATGATCATGATGCAAAACTCAACTGCAAAGATTTTTGGGTGATGCAATATGAGAAGGGAGATTCTGCCGAACAACATCAACATTTTCCATATACATTTGCATGTGCATATTATGTTGATGCTGAAGAGGGTTGCTCTCCTATTATATTTGAGGGTAAACTAGAGATACCTGCTGAGACAGGTAAGTTAATTATATTTCCTGCTTATCTTAAGCACGAAGTGCCACCAACTGATTCAAAGAGAACTGTAATTTCTGCAAACATATGTCTTACCAACTAAAAGATTATTTGTATTCAATCAACCAATCTAAGAAGAACATTCTCAATGATGATACTGATGCTGAGCGAGGGTATCCTCCTTACATTGTTAACAGGTGCCTCAGTTCTTTCACTGATACTATCCTCTATGTCAATGAGATGAACAAGTGTTCGCACCTACCAAAGAAGATGCAATATGACTTTTTACTAAATAGTGTGAAGCCTAGGAAGCGTTTCTCTCCTTGGGCGCGTAAAGATTCTATTGATTATCTTGATGTAGTCAAAGATTATTATGGTTATAATGACGATAAAGCTTTGCAAGCATTGAGAATTCTCACCAAGGATCAACTAGATAGTATTACATATTCATTGAGAAAAGGTGGTAAGCATGAGCGTTGAAACTGAAGTACAGTGGAAGCAATCTGATATGATTGAAGTGGTTCTCAAAGAACCAGATGATTTCCTCAAGGTGAGAGAAACACTGACTAGGATTGGTGTAGCATCACGCAAAGAAAAAAAGATTTATCAGTCCTGTCATATTCTGCATAAGCAGGGCAAGTATTATATTGTACACTTTAAAGAATTGTTTGCCCTAGATGGTAAGAAAACAAACTTTTCTTTGAATGATGTGCAGCGTCGTAATCGTATCGTCCAGTTGCTGAGTGACTGGGGATTGATTGGTGTTGTCAACGCAGAACAAATTGCAGATCTGGCACCACTAAATCAAATTAAAGTCCTAGCATTCAAAGAAAAGGGTGAATGGACACTAGAAAGTAAGTATAATATCGGAAGAAAGAAGCAAGAGGTATAATGCCCGAAGTGAATTTGCAGGGCAGCGTCAATGATCTGGTAATCAAACAGAGAGACGGTGACCCTAAACTACATCGATGGAAAACTTGGGAACCTAACACACCATTTGCACCGAACTTGGATGTTTCTTTGTACTTAGATAAGTACCAGGGAAATCTTGCGTCCAAGTTAAAACGCATGATTGAGAAAGCAGGTATTGGTTCTTACAACGAACAACTATCTGGTAATAATTTTTTTGGTGAATGGACTAAGTACAATATCTTTGACTGGAAGGAACCATGTATCCAGGTTCTTAGGCACAAGATATATCAGTCATATGTAGATTACTGCAAAGCAATTGATGTTCCTGCACTGAATCGAGAAGATATTTTAATTCGTGGGTGGGCGGTTCGTCTAGAACCAGGCGAACCGATTGGTATGCATTCACATTCTCTACATGAAAATACATTTGTCAGTGGCAACATGAGTCTGGATGATTATCCAACTAGCACAGACTACTGGATACCACTTTTTAGTTTATATCATGGACCATACGAGTGTCCAAATAAGAAAGGAAATGTTGCTCTGTTTCCTTCGTGGTTGCAGCATGGAGTAGCAAATAATATGACAGGTAAGGTTCGGTTTTCACTAGCATTTGACATGTTTGTCAAAGATAGCATCGATTTTATACTGAAAACCGAATCACAAAGTTCGGATCTTGCCCAAATTATACTGAAATCTATACCACTGTAGTGTTATAATTATACCTGTAAGAGGATGAGGGGTGTTCGCACCCCCCTTTTACGCCAGGTTGCCTTCGGGGACCACACAACATAAACTCGCTTATCTAGGAGCTATCATGGCAGATCTAATGCGCTTTAATGCAGCTAATGTAAACCAACTGTTCGACAGAATTAACAGGAACAGTATTGGTATGGATGAATATTTTGATAGAATTTTTTCTCTACATGAATCTACATCAAACTACCCACCATACAATCTAGTTCAAGTAAATAATATCTTGACGAAACTCGAACTAGCACTTGCTGGATTTAAGAAAGGAGAAGTATATGTCTACACGCAAGACGGAAAATTATTCGTCGAAGGACAAAAAGAAGATAAAGAAACTGAGACAACATATGTCCATAGAGGAGTGGCTCAACGATCTTTCACCAGAGCATGGACACTGGCAGACGATACGGAAGTTGGATCAGTTGAATTTGAGGATGGGATGCTAGTGATCGAACTGAATAAAATCGTACCAGACCACCATCAACGCAAAGACTACCTCTGACTTGACAGTCACCCATTTATAGTTTAGAATACAACCGTACAAGTTTGCAAACTTATGACTACTGAGACTCAAATCAATCATAATATTCGTATCGTTACGATTCAGACTGGTGAAAACATTATCTGCAACTTTACTCAAGTTCGCGAAGAAGATAAGTTTGTTGCATATCAATTGCTCTACCCACTGGTCATGAATCTTGAATCTGATGGAGAAGAGGATGGTAACTACCGTGTTAATTACCGTCGTTGGAATGTCTTCACTCCTTATGAAGACTTCAGACTCAACCCTTCTCATGTGGTAACTGCTATGCCACCCAATCAAGATATTCTTGTCAACTATGTTGCCAAGTTGAAAGAAGCAGGTGTTGACCTTTCGTTCATTCCCGATAATGGTGAGGAGATTCTAAATGGAACCGATGGAAACCGAGGTGCGGCTGCTGAGACTTCAGGACCAGTGGCTGCTAGCGTTAGTTAATGAGGTGGAGGATGTACAGTACGGTGACCCCGACTGCATCCTCAAGCGTCCTCTGGAGGTCAATGGAGATCAACTCACTCCATGGCCTCCTTACTCTGACGATACTGAAGTCGTTGTCAGATCGTCAGACATTACAGTTCTGGTAAATGCATCCAGAAAAATGACTGCCCGTTACATTGAATTTGAATGAAGTTTTATACTAATGTTGAGCAGGCGGGCAACCGTCTGCTCGTTCGTGGTCATGAAAATGGGCATTCTTTCTCATACAGGGTCAACTTCGACCCGACCCTGTATGTCCCTACAAAAAATTATTCAGAATGGCGTACCCTAGAGGGTGATTGTGTCGAACCAGTGAAGCAAGGTTCTATCAATGACGCCAAGGAATTCATAAAGAGATACCGTGATGTAGAAGACTTCGATATATACGGTAACAGTAGATTTTTGTATCAATATATCGCAGAGGAGTATCCACAAGATGAACTCAAATTCGACAGCAGTGCCATCCGCATATTTAACATCGATATTGAGACCGCTGCCGAGAATGGATTTCCAGATATCGAGACTGCCGATCAGGCAATCCTTGCCATCAGTATCAAAGACAGCTTCACTGGTCGCATTGTTGTGTTCGGGGCACGCGCATACGATAACAGGGACCCCCTGGTGGACTACATGCATTTCAAAACAGAAAAGGGAATGCTGGGTGCGTTCTTGGAATACTGGAATG